CGAGTGAGACGGACGCAGCCTCGGTGCGGGTCGTCGCCCACACCGCCACCTGATAACGGCCGTTCTTCTTCGACGGGAGCACGTTCTCCATGTAGAGCACGGACTCGCCGCCGATCTGCTGGTAGACGATGTAGGGCAGCGCAGCACCGCTGGGCGCCTCGTCCGGGTAGCAGCGACCCGACACCAAGCCCTGCAGGGTGTCGAAGATGTCGGTTTCGACGCTCATGCGCGCAGTCCCCTGACCTTGTCGTCGAGGCGATTCAGGAAGGTGTCCTTGGCGATGTCGAGCGACGTTTGTGCCTTGGCGTCATAGGCTGGTCGCAGGAAGGGCTTGGCGCGTGCGGTGGCAGTTCCGAACTCGACCATGAACCCGTAGGGCGCCTTCTTGTGGTTCCAGGCGACGTGGTACGTCACCTTCGGGCCGGCTGAGTTGTCCTTCGAGAACACCTGATAGACAGAGTCGCGCAGCGTCCCGGCGCGGAAGAAGTAGCGCGCATTCGTGCCATAGAACCAGTGCGGGCCGTCGCTCACGGGAACGCGGAACAGCACCTCCCTGTAGAGCACTTCCGCGCCAGCCTGAGCTGCAGGGCGAACCGCATCGAGCGCCGCCGCTCCCAGCTGGTCCAGATACGCCTGCACCTCCGCATCGTCGAAAGTCACGGTGACGGAGTTGTTAGCCATTGACCGCCTCGCACACGAGGTCGGTGAACTCCAGGCGCTGCGTGTCGGGCAGCACCGCCTTGATCTGGTAGATCACGCCGCCGTGCGACACGCGCATGGCCGGGGTGATGTCGGTACGCCTGCGGATGCGCACGCGCACCTGGTTGATCGAGATGTCCTTGTCGGCGCGCATCGCCTCGGCGCCGCTGGGGTGCCGCACGTTGGCCCACACCGTGGCGTGCGTCGTCCAGGTCGTCGTCGGTTGCCCTGCGGCGTCCTGGCCCGTGCGCGTCTGGATCACCACGCGGGTGCTCAGCGTGCCGGCGTTGATGCCCACGTCAGACCACCGTCAGGCGCAGGCCATCGAGCAGGCCGTCAATGAACCGATTCGGCTGCGCAGTGACCTGCGGGCCTTGCATGAACGCTTCCGGGTTGCGGATGCGCGCACCGACGAAGGCCGTGATCCAGTCCTTGACCTCCTCGGGCACGTCGTCCACGTCGCCGAAGCCGCACACCATCGTGACGGTCACCGCATTGGGTCGGCGGTAGGTCGTCGGCCAGGTCGTGCCATCGGCGCGGACCAGCCGCCCGGGTTGCCGCGCGGTGTCGACCACGTAGCCGGTGCCTGCCAGCGTCTGCGACGCGTTCGCGTCGTCAAAGTAGGTCACGCTCGACACGCTGGTGCAGCCGAACGGCAGCTCGATCACGCCACAGCCGGGGAAGCAGTCCAGGCGCAGCGCCCAGGTCTGGGTCAGGATCGCGCGGTGCATCTCCAGCTGCGCTTGCCGCACGCCAGCGCGCACCAGTCGGTCGATCTCGGTGTCGAGGTCGGACCCGTCTATGCGCAGCGCCAGCTTGGCCGCGGTCGTCGTGACGACGGCGTCGGTGGCTGGCGGCGTGATCAGTTCGAGCGCATGGATCTGCATGGTCAGCCCTTCTTGGCGCCGCGCTTCTTGGGTTCTTCGGCCGGGGCTTCGTCGGCGCTGGGGGCGTCTGCGGCGGGAGCGGCGGCCTTGGCCGGCGCATCGACCGCGCAGCCGCGGCGCTTCCAGCGCTCGCACGACTCCTCGGGCAGGGCATAGACCTCGCCAGCCTTGAACACCTGGGGGTGTTCCTCGACCGTGGCGCGGTCCTTCGTGAACATGATCAGGGGCATGTGGTGCTCCTAGAGTGCCCCGGAGCCGAAGCCCCGGGGCGTTGCGTCATCAGGCGACGACTTCATCCACCGTCGCGGCGTCCACACCCGTGGCCGGGCCGCGCACCGGGACGAAGCCCAGCACGATGCCGCCAGCATCCGAGGTGGCGGTCGCCACGGTCATCGACAGACGGAAGTGCGTGAAGCCGTTGTCGACGTCCAGTTCTTCCGGGCGCAGGTTGATGAGCACCTGCTTGTTGCTGTCGGTGCCGGCCTGGGTCAGCTGGGTGATCGCCTTGCCGGTGATCGCCTTCGCGCCCGTGCCGCCGGAGTCGCTGGCCTGCTGCAGCAGAGCGTCCAGGGTCGCCGAGGCGCCCAGGTCGCCCGCCTGGACGATGGCCACGAAGGACTGGAAGTCCTTGGCGGCGATCCAGCCGGTGGTGACGGTGCCGGCCGCGTAGGCGTCCGGGTCGATGTTGCCGACGACGCCGATCATCTCGCTCGGCTTGGCATTGAGCATCATGGTGATGTCCTTTCAGTCTTGGAGGTTGTGCTTAGGCGCGGTCGGCCAGGAACACGAACGGCGAGCGGGTCGCGCTGCTGTTCGGCGGCGTCACGGCGGCGGTCAGCACCGGCTTCGCATCGACGCGGAACGTGAAGCGCCAGGCGTTCATGTTCTGGTCGAAGAAGATGTGCATGGACTGCGCAGTCTCGATGCCGCCGGCCTTGGTGATCGCGCGCTGGTACTGCCAGTTCACGAAGCCGACGTCGCCCACGTCGCCAACGGTGTCGCAGACGTCGGTGGCGATGATCGGACGGCCCAGCAGGAAGCCCATCGGGGTCTGGGCCATGCCCTGGTTGGGCGCGGTCCAGATGGGCTGGTTGCCGATGGTCATCACCACCAGCTGCGGCAGCACGTCCGGGTTGATCAGCCACACCGCGCCGCGGGGGTTGATCTGACGCGCGAACATCTTGGCGATGTTGGTGGCGTTGACCGTGTCGGGCGTCTGGCTGGTTTCCTTCGCCACGTCCACGCGGGCCGCCGACGAGAAGATGCCTTCCGGCTGACCCACACCGTTGCCGCTGAACAGCGCCAGGTTGGTCTTCCAGCGGATCGACGTCGCTGCCTTGGCCGCCACGTAGGCGCCCACCGCGATGCCATCGGCCTGCAGCTCGTCCGTCACCGGGATCAGAGCCGTCAGGCGCTTCAGGCGCAGGGTGTTGACCTCGCCCTTCGGCTTGGTCTGGGTCGCGGCAGCGGCCTCGTTCTCCCAGTAGGCGCGGATGCCGTCCGAGCCCCACGGGGTCGTCTCGTCCTTCGGATAGGACATCGTGTTGCCGCTGATGGGCTGGTTGTCGCACATCGGCAGGAACGCGTCCTCCTCGAGGGAGTGCTGCCAGACCTCGCGCGAGTACTCGGGCGGGACCAGGAAGCCGCCGTCCGCGAGGCTGCCCTCGTTGCCGTAGGTCGTGGCCGCGGCACCGAAGCGCAGACGCTCGTCGTCCTGGCCGCGGATCTGCTGCGCCTGGACCGCGCGCACGAACTCGGCCATGGAGGCGAAGCCGTGGGTCGGGTCGTCGGCGCGCAGGTCGCGGCCGGACTCGATGCGGGCACCGGCCGGCAGCACGATGGCCGAGGCGCGCTCGGCTTCGATGGCAGCCTTCACGCGGGTGATGTCGGCGTCCAAGGCCGCGATCTCGGCCTGGGCGGCGTCGAAGGCGGTCGTCTGTTCGGCCGTCAGGGGCTCGGTGCCGGCTTCGGTGTGGATCTTGGCCATGGCAGCCGCAGCAGCGGCGCGGCGCTGCATCAGGGCCTGGAGTCGCTTGTTCATTTCGGAGTCCTTTCGGATCAGGTTTCAGTTGGGGTTCGACAGAAGCGGCCGAGGGGCCGCCTGCGCGCCGTCGAAGGACGGCCGCAGGACCAGGGCTCTGTCAGGCCCGCGGGATCAGGTGTTTGCGAGAGCGATGGCCCGGGCGCGTGCGTCCGAACTCATCCCCGGCTTCTGGTTGCGCTTGCGCGCGTAGCGCATGACCGTGGCTTCCAGGGTGTCGATGCGGTCGGCCATGCCGTTGGCCACGGCGTCCTTGGCCAGCAGCATCCGACCCTCTCCGAACGCCTCGCCGCGCACGGTGTCGACCGGCAGGTTGCGGCCCTTGGCGACCGCCTTCGTGAAGCTGCCGTACAGCTGGTCGACGACTGCCTGCAGATGGTTGCGGTACTCGTCGCTCATCGGGCCGGTGTCCGCGCCTTCGACCTTGTACTTGCCGGCGTAGACGTGGGTGATCGACACGCCCTTGGACTCGTAGAGCTTGCTGGCGTCCATGTGGGCGGTGCGCACGCCGATGCTGCCGGCCATGCTGTCTGGGGCCATGACCAGTTCAGAGCACTGCGACGCCAGCCAGTAGGCAGCGCTGGCCGCCTGGCTGTTGACCATGCCGACCACCGGCTTGATCTTGGCCGCCTCGGCGATGCGTTCGCCAGCCTCCGGGATGCCCATGGCGTCGCCGCCGGGGCTGTCGAAGTCGATCACGATGGCGCCGATGTTCGGGTCGCCGGCTGCCGCACTCACCCGGGCGCCCAGACGTTCCGAGCTGGTCAGCGGCGAGCTGCTGTTCTCGACCGCGTACTGGCGCGCGGTCAGGATGCCGTAGCACGGGATGACCGCCACAGCGCCACCGCCGGAAGCCTCCGCAGAGGCGGCGCGTGCTGCGTTGATGGCCGGCGCGTCGCCGATCGCGGCCTTGATCTCGGTCGCGGACAGGCGCACGCCATCGGCCCAGCGCTCGGCCACTTGCAGCACCAGGGCCATGGTGACCGGGTGCAGCGCCCAGGGGGTCCGATAGATCGCGTCGAGAAGGTGGATCATGTTGGTCCTTCAGCTCATCAGAAGCTGGTGTTCATCCATCAGTTGCGCCATCGTCGGTCGGTAGCTCACAGCCACCGCGCCGAACTGCGCCGAGGTCTGGGCGGCAGAGCCGGCCCGCAGTCGCACGGAAACGGTCGGCCGCCCGAACGCCTCCGCGCTCCTGATCCGTCCGGCGCCACCGATCGAGTGCGCCGGCTTCTTCTTCGGGAAGATCAGCGGCAGCGGGCCACTGGGCAGCGGAACGCCCAGGGACTCGCCGGCCACGGTCGGCTGTCCGAAAGCCTCCGCGCTCTCGATGCCGGCCGCTTCGATCAGGTGATCGCCGACGCCCGCCACCACCGGAAGACCGAAGTCCTCCGCGGACACAATGCCCGCGACGACGATCTCCAGCCGCAGGTCGGCCAGGCCGAACGCCTCGTCTGAGGCAACCCCTGCCGCGGCGATCACCGCGCCGGTCGTGACTGCCGGCTCGCCGAACGCTTCGCCCGAGGCAATGCCAGCGCTGTCGATCAGCGCCGCGACGACCTGGCCGCCGAACGCTTCGTCGCTGGCGATCCCGGCCACGCTGACCTGGGCCGCGACCACCGGTGCGCCGAGCGCTTCACCGGACGCGATGCCCGTCCCGACGACCGTGGCCGCCACCACAGCGGACCCGAACGCCTCGTCACTGGCGATGCCCGCGCTGGCCACCGTCGCAGCGACAACCGGCGCCCCGAAAGCCTCGTCCGACGCGATGCCGGCCGCGACGATCGCCGCGCCTGTGGTCAGCGTCGGCTCACCGAACGCCTCACCGCTCGCAACGCCTGCCGCCGCGATGACTGCCGCGATGGCCGCGCCGCCGAAGTCCTCACCGCTGGCAATGCCCGCCGCCAGGATCGACCCGGCCACTGCCGGCGTGCCCAGCGCCTCGTCGGAGGCGATCCCGGTGGCCGCGATCAGCGCCGCGACCGTCGCGCCGCCGAACGCCTCGCCGGAAGTGACGCCGGCCGCTGCGATCTGCGCCGCCAGCGCCGGGGTGCCGAACGCCTCCGCGGTGACGATGCCGGCGGTCGCAATGCCCGCCGCCACTGTCGGCGAGCCGAAAGCCTCCGCCGTGACGATCCCTGCCGCAACAGCGACCGCCGTCAGCTGCGGACTACCGAACGCCTCCCCGGATGCGATGCCTGCCGCAACGATGGCCGCATCGCCACCCGCCGCACCCAACGCATACGGCCACAGCGCGATGGGCGACGCGAAGCCGCCGGCCGCCGCCACCGCGGTCGGCGTGATCGGGACGGGGAACGGCAGCCCCGGAAGCAGTCGCTTCTTGTAGGGCCGCCCGCCGATCCGCTTTGCCACGGATCAGCCCTTCGTCTTCAGGTACTCGATGGCCTTCGCCATCAGCGCCACGTTGTCCCCGAATAGGCCCAGCGCGCGGTTGCAGTTGGCGCACAGCACGCCACGAACCTTTCCGGTCGCGTGGCAGTGGTCAACCGCCAGCCTTCTCCCCGTAGGGCATTGCCCGCCGCAGATGTGGCACCCGTTGGCGGCCATCTCGGCGTGCTGCTCCGGTGTCAGCCCATACTGCGCCTTCAGAGACGCGGCTCTCGAACGGGCGCGCGACTTCTCAACATCTCGGCGGTACAACTCGCGTCGCGCCTGGTTATCGCACGCCCGACATACTGAATTCACGCCGTACCTATAGCTTGGGCGTGGCTTGAATGCCGTAAGTTCCTTTGATGCCCTGCATACTGCGCAAGTCTTCGCGTCAGCTACGCGAGGCCCAACGTAGCACGCCCTACAAATGATCGCCTTGTAGTTTTTTACTGCGGCCGCGCAAGTCGCGCACTGGTGCTGGTGGTTCGACACCGCGCTCACCCACGGAGCGTACAAAACGTGCCGTTGTAGGTCGTCGCGGTCGTCGCCGCCTTGCAGATCTCCAGGAAGGCCAGGCAGGCGTCGTCGAAGATGCGCTCAAGGCTGATCGAGGTCGTCAACCCGTCCTTCTCGCACACGAAGTTGGCGATCCCGCAGGGCATGAACGCAATCGGGTGCCCGATGGTGAAGTCGATCGCACCTGTGGCAACCGCCGCCGAGCACTGCATCTGATCGAGCTGCTGGATGCCGGTGTCGCCGGACGCCAGAGGACAGAACCAGGTGCCCGCCGGCTGATCCAGGCGGTTGACGATGTTCGCGCTGTTGCCGGTCACGCTGGGCAGGGTCGCCGAGCCCGTGCCGCCCTGGTCCGTGTAAGTGCACGTCGTCCAGTTGTGAGCAGTCGCCGGCAGCACGGTGCGGCACTCGATCATCAGGAAGTTGTTTTCGGCCGAGTCCGCAGCGCCGCCCGTGGTGCTCTGGTACCGCGTCGGCACGCCCGTCACCGCCTCGGTCGCGGTGCTGTTCATGGTCTTCGTGACCGAGAAGATGCGGTCGTAAAGCAGCAGCGTGTTGGCCGCCACCGACGCGATCGGGTTGCCAAACACGAAGTGTTGCGTGCCGGTGCTCGGGTTGTCGAACGCCCAGGAGCCGGTCGTCGCATCGGTGGGCACCGTGCCGCCTGGCGCAGCAGCAGCGGCAGCACCCGCCGCCGGCTGCGAGCCGACGTACCAGAGGGTATTCGTCGCGTTCACCACGCCGGTCGTGCCCGACTTCAGGAACGAGAACGTCCGGTTGCCGCCGCCGAAGTAGGCGGCCAGGGCTTCGTCGAGCGACGCAATGGCCCCGTGCTGGCGCCGCGCCCGAGCCACGCGCCCGTAGGTCCGCGCACGCTGCTCGCGCTGGTACCGCCGCATGATGTCGTCGGCCCGGTCGATGACCGACATCTCCTGGCCGGCGTCGATTGAGCCGACGAAGTCGCCGTCCTTGGTCGCGTAGACCCGGCCCGGCACGCCATGCACCGCGATGGGCTTGCCGTACCACTTGGCCTGCTCGTTGCACATGGCCGCACTGAGCTGCGCCACCTTGTCGGTGCCGAGCCAGCGTTCCAGCCGGTCTGAGTGGGTGTGTCGCATGTCAGTCCAGTCCGGTGAGAACGTCCGCACCCGCCGTGAAGGTGCCGGTCTTGGTGTACTGCGTGGTCGATCCGTCCGTCTTGCGCACGGTGATCGTCGTGCCGATGATCGTCACGTCGTTGCGCAGCCCGGTGACTTCCAGCCACTCGCTGCCGGCCACCATCGACTCGTAGACGTTGGCCGGGACCACCATGAAGTGCTCCCACACCGGCAGCGCGCCAGCCATCACGATCTGCACCGTCAGCGGCCCCAGCGTGTTGGTATCGGTGGCCGTCAGCGGGCACTGATACCAGCCGTCCGCGTCGTGCGTCGTCGTCGGGCTCGCGCTGGTCTGCGCAAAGGCCCCGCCGTTCTTGCTGATCTGGATGTCGGCCTGTGCGATGGACAGGGCGGTTTCAGCCGTCACGCCGTCCGTGGCATCCACGAACGGGCCGATGCGGAACGTGAACGACGTGGATTGCTTGAGCCAGCGGGCCATCAGTGAGTCCTTCGCCTGCGGTACTGGTTCATTGAGCGCGGCGCCTGGCCACTGGACGCCGCCGCAGCCTTGTAGGACACCGCGTAGCCCGCCACCAGGCTGGGGCTCGAGCTGACCGAGCAGCCCGCCGTGACCGTGCCGGAGCCGGTGTTCAGGTTGTACTGCAGCAGGTAGTCTCCGGTCGTCGAGTCACCCGACTGCGTGAACCCCGACCGCGTGCTGGTGATGTTCGCCAGCGTGACGCCGTTGAACACCCCGAACGCCGCGTCGCCCGCCGCGTTCACCGTCACCGTGGCGTCGATCTCGGTGGGCTGGAAGTCGTCGGGAAAGGTGCCGGAGTCCGTGAATGGCGTGGTGGTGGCCATGCCGGACAACTCGAGGATCCAGCCCACCGCGTCGAAGTGACTGGTGGCGGTGGTCACCCGCAACCCGGTGGCCGTGTTGTCGGCCGATGTGTAGCGGTAGACCCGCGCCGTGTTGACCGCCATGGCCTCGGAGTAGTCCAGCGTCGCCGCAGGTGACCCCGACATCCCGTTGACCGTGACTCCGGTCACGTCGAGCGTGTCGTAGAGAAAAAGAAGCAGCGTGTTGCCGTTCGTGACCGCGCCGGAGAACGGCAGGTCGTGGACCGTGCCGTTCCCGTTGGCCGATGCGACCTTTCGGCTCTGGACGATGGCGACCGCCACGACCCGTTACAGCTTGAAGATCTTGTTGGCGCCGCCGTCCCAGGTGATGTTCACCGTCTGGCCCGCGCTCGGCGTGAACGGCAGGCCGGAGGTTGGCGTGTCGATGTAGGCGATCAGCCTGGCCGTCGCGTCCGTGCCGGTGTGCAGGAACAGCACCAGGGCCTCGCACGCCACAGCCGAGGTCGCCGTCAGCGAGGTGTCCGCAGCATCGAACACGCCCGCCGTGTAGGTCTTGCTGCCCAGGGAAGTGGACCGGCCGTTGTCGTTCGTGCTGATGTCGGCCATGTCCTCATGCGTCGCCAGGTTGACGGTGTACGCAGAGGCCACCAGACAGACGCGGATGTCGCCCGTCATGTCGATGGTGCCGTCGAGGATGCCTTCGCGGCCCTTGTCGTAGAGTGCGTTTGCCATAGGTGGTTCTCTCTCAGTCGTTGAGGTGGCGTTCGCGGGTCTTCTGGATCAGGCCGGTCA